GACGATCATCAACTCGATCAGGGTGAAACCCTTCTGCAACGTCTTCATGTATATCTCCAGTTGGAAAACGGGTAGAGCGTTGCATCGCGCGTGCCAAACGGTAAGTCGCTGATTTGCGTCAGGCGCGAGGGATGCGCTGTGACGGCGCGCGTCAGCTTGTGACGAGAAGTGTCAGTCGCGTGCAGAAAGTGTGTCTCAAATTACGCGAAGGTTCTATACCTGCTATGAGGGCACATGCTTTCTCGTTGACCGCCTGAAGCGGCGCGAATTCTGAAGCACCCCTCACCCCATTGGACCCTTGGCGGGTAGCCACCCCTCCTGCCACTCGAACGTGCCGTCAAGAGCCCGTGCGGGTGGAGGCGCTCGCCCAGGGTCCTTCCTCTCCCCCGAATTCTCTCGGACACCTGCGCCCAGGAGGCACAGCCCGTATGGATAGCCCTTTGCATTTTGCGTCTCAAATCGCCGCCATAAAGCGGATGTTGGCGAAGCGTCGCCTCGGCTTCTCGGCCAAGTCGCCGTTCGCCAACCGCGCGCAGCGTGTCGTGCGGCTTCTGCCGTCGCATGTGACCGGCAGCTACATGCACCACGACAAGATCGTGCGTGCCGGACTCGACGAGTTCGAGGAGAACCCGTCTCGCCGATCGTGGGCTGCTTGGAAGGCGACGGCATGAAGAACTGGGTTCTCGAGTGGACTTGGTTTGGTCGCGAGTTCTGCGTGGCGGTTTACCGCGGCGCGTCTTGGTCGAACACGTTTTGCTTTGATGTCGATTTCGGCTTCGCCGCCCACGGCACATGGCGAGGCTTTGGTTTCGTGTTTTGGACGATGGGAGCCAAGGATCGGCGGTTGCTTGCCGCCCAGGTTCGCTCTCACAGAGCGCGCTTCGGAGTATCGGCATGAGCACCGAGTTCGACTGGCTCGACGAGGAGCCTGCAGAAAAAGCCAAAAGCGATACAACCGGAAAAGCTAAAAAGCGTCGCGTCAAGAAAGGCGTGCGCAAGATCGTGAAGATAGAGGCCGGCAAGAAGATTGACCACGAGCCGCTCCGCGGCCGGGTCATGTTCCAAGCGGTCAAGGGCCGCAAGCGCACATGGGCGTGCGACGGCCAGTACGTGTTCTTCCGAAGGAAGAACTGTTACGGCGTGACGCCCGAAGGCCGGACGGAGACGAACCATGTCGCGATTCAGCGGCACGAACAGTTCATCAACAACGGCGACTACGAGTACGTCGAGACCCAGGACGACGTCGAGATCTGCAAGATCAATCCGCAGTCCGCGTTCTTCCGCAAGGGCTTGTACATGGGCGAGCTCGACGACGCGGCCGTTCGGCGCACTGTGGCTGTTGCGGCGTGTAAGCGGGACTGGGTGCTTTACGTAGACGCTCTGACGGAACTGTCGGGCCGCATCAAGGCGCAAGTGGCGGACCGGTTGGCTCCGCTCGTCTATCAGGATGCGCTGACGTACATCGAGGTCATGATCGCCCAGCGCGGCGGGCCGACACCACAGGAGTGCGCGGCGGGCTTGCAGAACGTGCGGGTGAAACGCGGTGAAGGATCGGGCCGGGTGATCATGCTGCCAGGTGGGCGCGCGTGAGCAATGAGACTGCTGTTGAGCTGCAGCTCAGAGAACTGCCGCTAAAAGCCTTTCTCGACTTTCTTCGTGTGGGCGATACCGAGATCCATCACTACGGGTGGAAGAACGTGTTGAAGGAGCTTCTGCGCAGACTCGGGGCGTGGAAGTGAACGACGAGTTCGCGTGGCTCGAAGAGGAGCCCAGCAAAGCAATCATCCCGGCGACACCAATAGACACGCGCCTACAGAAGCTGATCGAGGATTCTCGAGCGCTTCCAATCCGGCGTCGCATTTACCTGCGGGCGCTGTGCGAGAACCAGTTGAGTCCGACCCGGGCGTGCCGTGCGCTCAACGCCCGCGGCATCAAACTGATGAAAGAGGTCGCGCAAAAGTGGCACAAGGACCCTTTGTTCGGCTCGCTCTTGGAGCGGTATGGCGATCTGACTCTTGAAGCCGCCGGTACCAGCCGCACGGCCGTGCTGCTCAACTTCGCAGCCCTCGTCGATTACGGCATGGAGCCGGTGATTGTTGACGACAAGGAAGGCGTGCCAATCGATAAGACGATGCGGGACGCCGATCTAGCGCTGGCTGCCAACGACAAGTTGGCGAAGGCGGCACGTATCTACGGCGAGGATGCCGAAAAGCCGCGCATGGTCATCGAACTCGATTTCACCGGACATCGGGCGCCAGGTGAAGTTTTCGACGGCGACTTCGTCGAGGTTAAGAAATGAGCCGGGGGAAATTAAGTTTTCAGCCGACTGGCGCAGTATCGCAAGAGTTCTTTGATGGAATCGAGTGGTGTCAGATTCTGCGCGGCCCCCTTGCCGCCGGCAAGACATACTTGTGCGCCGCTAAAGTGTTTTGGCTGATGTGCAATCAGCGTCCGACACAAGAAGGCGTTCGGAAATCCCGGTGGCTTTGTATGCGCAATACCGACGCGGATTTGCGCAACACTACAATTCGAGATTTCCGTGCTGTCATACCAGAGGGGGCGGGCCGTCTCACAATGGGCGCGCCTCCCGAATACAAGTTGGATTTCTATCTGCCCGACGGTACGCACGTAGTCGCGGAAGTGATTTTTGTAGCGTGTGATCGGCCCGACGACGTACGTAAGTTGCGCGGCATGAACCTCACCGGTGTGTGGTTCAACGAAATGAAAGAACTCGAAAAGCCGATTGTCGACATGGCGTTGGGCCGCACAGACCGCTACCCCGTGCAAGGGTACTCAAATTGGGCGGGCGGATTCGGGGACACAAACGCGTGGGACCACAATCACTGGCTCCAGGATTTGTGGAAGGAAAAAGTTGCAGGTCGCTTGCCGAATTTTGGCTTCTATACGATGCCGGGCGCTGTCCTGAAGGTCGATGGGAAGTGGGTTGTAAACCCGCTTCGGGAGAATCGTCGATCGCCAGAGAGGCCAATGCTTTTGGGCGATGAATACTACGAGAAGCAGATCGAAGGAAAGCGCGAGGACTGGATTCGCGTCAACCTCGCCAATGAAATCGGATTTTCGTTTGGCGGCAAGGCGGTTCACCCGGACTATCAGGAATCTATTCACGTCGCGAAAGATCTGCTGCGGCCCGTGCCCGGGATCGTCTACGTCGGCATGGACTTCGGACTCTCGCCCGCTGCCGGGTTCTTTCAACGGCAAGCCAACGGCCAGCAATGGGGGCTCGAGGAAGTAGTGTGTCAGGACATGGGCGCCGTGCGCTTCGCGGACGCGCTCAAAGCCAAGACCGCTCAGATGAAAGCACTCACGGCAGGCTTGACGTTCGTGTTCCGTGGCGATCCGTCGGGAGACCAGCGTGTCGGTACGGATGAACAGACCGTGTTTCAGGCTCTGCGCGCTAACGGGATTTCAGCGTTGCCGTGCTCGACGAACGATCCACAGCTCCGGCGCGATGCGTTGGACCGGCCACTGACGCGCATGGTTGATGGCAAGCCAGGACTTTTGGTTTCGCCCTCGATGATTGTGTTTCGCGAGGGGATGGCCGGCGGGTTTTGTTACAAGCGCGTTCTGGTTGCCGGATCAGAAAAGTATCGTGACGTACCTGACAAGAACAAGTATTCGCACGTCGTCGAAGCAGCCGAATACGCGCTGCTGGATTCCGGTGAACACGCTATCGTGAATGCTGCGCAGGCACAACATTTTCCGAAAAATCCCGTGGCTGCGCGCGGTGATTGGGACCCAAGAAAACTGTGAGCCTCATCGACCTGGCTTATAGAGAGCCAGTCGATGTGTGGCTGGTCTTCAGAAGTTTACCCGCCGAGGCGAAGCAGTCGCGTTGGTGGAAGCTGTTGATGCCGGGCTTCGATCACGTCGAGGTCTGGAAGAACACAAAGAGCGTCTGGATTCGGATCGAACCGTGTCTCGAGTACCTAGCACCAGAAGTTCACGAGCAGCCACCGTGGGAGCTCGTTCTCCCTGAACTGGACCCGACCTTCCTGCGTGTGCAGCGCACGGTGGACAAGGGCACGTGGCGCGAGCCGTGGCACTTCGGGCCGATCACTTGCGTTGAACTCACGAAAGCGGTTCTTGGAATTCGGGCACCGTTCGTGCGGACGCCGTGGCAACTCTACAAGAGGATGAAGAGATGTTCCTGATTCTTTCGGCTATCGCCGGGGCCGTTGTTGGCGTCGTTGCTCAAGACAAGGTCGACTTCTACGGCTACGTGCTGCGCGCGATCGAGATCGTTCGCGAGCTGTTTCGGAAGTAATCTATGGGTGATCCACTAGATCGCGCCAAGAACGCACTCAAGAATCCGTTTGACTTTAAGGGTCACTATAAGGCGGCGGTCAAGCCCATAAAAGACTTCATGACGCCGAAGATGCCAGGGGAAACTCAGGCAGAAGCAGACTTGCGTGCGCGCCAGGCGGAAGACTCGGCCGAGCTTGACGAGGAAGAGAATCGCCGCATAAAGCGATTGCTGAGTGCATCGCGCGGTACACGCGCATATCGGGGTAGCCCGATGTTCCGCGCTCGCCCATCGAACAGTGCAGGCCGTGTCACCACGGCAGCGGGTTCGGGGACTGCCGGCGTTGGCGCGATCGGAATGCGTGCTGGCGGCGGTCGCGGTGGATTGGCGCGCACGACTTCGCGCTCGCTGATTCCATAAGCCATGCTGCTCTCCGTACTACCGCCGGAACTCGAAGACGGCGAAGCGATCCTCGTTCGTCGTAAGAAGGCGGAGGAACGAAAAGACATGTGGCGGAGCGTGTATCAGGAATGCTTCCAGTACGCGATGCCCGCCCGCGAGACGTTCACATGGCGGACTGAAGGCCAAGCCAAGAACCGCGACCTGTACGATTCGACACTGCAGGACATGACGTATACGGCAGCGAACACGTTGTTGGCCGTGCTGTTCCCGCCGTGGTCGCGATGGGCCGAGCTCACCGCCGGTGGCGCGATTCAGAAAGAGGATCTGGACGAGGAGATTGTGGGTGAGCTGCAGAAAGCCACCCAGACTTTGTTCGATTTCCTGCACAGCTCGAACTTTTCTACGGTGATCGGCGAGACTGCGCTTGACCTCATGGTCGGCACGGGCGCCTTGTCTTTCGACGAAGGTGACGACGAGAACCCGTTCGTGTTCACGTCGATCCCACTGTCGGCGCTCGAGCTGGAAGAGGGTCCGAACGGATCGCTCGAGACGAAGTTCTTGTGCCGGGAACCTCAGGCACGGAACCTGCTTCGCATGTATCCCGGCATGGAGATGTTCGATCTGCCGAAAGAACTCGCGAACGCGATCCTTGCGAGCCCCGACGAGAAGATCAAGATCATCCAGTGCGAGATCTATTACCCGAAGAACAAGCACTACTACGGCGTCGTCGTTCACGAGGCGACGAAGGCGATCATCTGGCGGTTCGATTACGGTCTGAGTTGTCCAACCATCGTGGGGCGAGCGACGAAAGTATCAGGCGAATTGTATGGTCGCGGGCGCGTGATGCTCGCGCTGTCGGACGCCAAAACGCTCGACAAAATGCAGGAGTTCGTCCTGCGGCACGCTGCACTGCAGATTGCTCCGCCGATGACGGGCATCAGCGATGGCGTGATGAACCCGTACACCGCGGTTCTCGCGCCTAATGCGATTTTACCTGTGTCGTCGAACGACAACGGCAATCCGTCATTGCGCGTGATCGAGTTCGGCGGGAACTTTCAAATTTCAGACACGATCATGTCCGACTTGCGCGAGCGCATTCGGCACACAATGCTCGGCCCGGTGCGCAGCCAAGGCGCGGTCGAGAGTGCGACCGAAGTTGCGATCGGAGATCGCGACCGGTTGTGGTCGATGGGTGGCGAGTATGGCCGCATTCAGGCGGAGGTGCTCGCGAAGATCATCGCTCGCGGAGTGTTCGTTCTCCAGCGGCGCGGGTTGATCCCGAAGTTCAAGGTCGATGGTCGCGAGGTCGCCGTGAAGTACACGTCGCCATTCGCGAAGTCGCAGGCGTCCGAAGACATCATGGCGCTTCAGCGTACGGTTGCATTCTCGGCTTCACTCGATCCGCAAGGCAGTACCTTGCAGATGGGCCTGAAGACCGAGGACATGCCCGCGTATGTCGCTCGTTTGGAAGGTGTCAGCGAGTCGTTGATTCGTTCTGCCGCCGAGAAGAAGAAAGTTCTGGAAACGGCCCAACAGGTTATGGCCGCGGCGCAAGAAGCTGAAGCGGGTGCAACTCAGGAGGCTGCCGCATGAGCAAACTTCCGTTTGAGATAGACGCCGAAGAGGCGAAGAAGAAACAAGACGCGTTCACACAGGCGCAGGCCAAATTGGTTCTGGTGTTCCTGCATGACGAACGCGGCAAGGAATTGCTGAAGCTCTGGCAGCAAGCGGCGCGTACGCGCATACCAGTGGACGCGACCATCCAGCAATATGCGGCACACACCGCGTTTCGACAATTCGTGCAGATGATCGAGGACCAGATCGTTATCGCACAGCAAGTTCCAGGTCCATAACAACGAGGATGACATGACTGAACCAGCGACACCTGCAGCGGTTCCCGCCGTACCTGCAGCCCCGGCTCCAGTAGTTGAACCCGCAGCGCCGGCTGCACCCACCACTCCCGCAGCCCCTGTTGCGTCGGCAGTGGCTTCGATTTTGGATGGCGCGCCCATTGCTCCGGCGGCTCCTGCTGCACCAGCAGTCCCTGTTGTAGACCCCGAGTGGTTCTACGCAGACGGCGTGAAAGGCACCGGCAAAGCTCCTGACTGGTACAAGGCCAGCAAGTACAAGACGGTCGACGAGCAGGCGAAGGCGTACGCCGAAGCAGAGAAGATGCTCGGCGGCTTCACCGGCGCGCCAAAGGACGGCTACAAGTTCAACCTGCCAGAAGGCGTTGAACTCGTTCAAGGCTACGAACTCGACAAGGACCCGTTGTTCGTTGACATTTCTGCTCTGGCGAAGAAAAGCAATGTGTCGCAGGCATTCTTCGACGAACTCGTCGGCACGTATGCGAAACACATGATGGTCGACAACACTGCCGATCCGAAGATCGAAGCCAAGAAGGCTCTTGGCGAAAAAGCTGACGAGCGCATTGCGGCAGTATCGCAGTGGGCGAAAGCCAACTTCGATGACGCAACGTTCCAGCAGTTGCGCGCAGCCACGAGCGGCGCCAACGCTGCTGACGTGATTGCTGTGGTCGAGGCAGCCATCGCGAAGAGTCGCGTCGTACTGCCGAAGCCCGGACAGGATGCCTCCGGCCCATCGGCGACGGTAGAAGCCGCGATCAAGCTCGAGATGGACAAGAAGGGACCGGACGGGAAGCTCTTGTTCTTCACCGACCAGAAGCATCGCGAGAAGGTCGAGCAGATGCGATTCAATCTCTACAAGGCACAGGCCGCGTAATGAGTCAGCTCACGGGCTTGGGTCCGTGAGAACAACCACCTAAGCCGCGCGGCTTGGGTGGTGCACGACACCTGTGAGATTCGGCGCCGAGTCAGTGGTGTGACGGTCCGGAGAGACGGACTCCAGCTTCGACTTTTCAGATGTGGTTCTCACGAGCCGCATCGAAAAAGTCTTCGCCGCCGGGACCTCGCAAGAGCCGGCAACCAGCGAAAGCTCGAAGGCAGACACGATACGTCTGTGAGTGCGAGACGCGGGCCGTCTACCAAGACGGGACCCCAGATCAAGCGCAAAGCCGGTGAGAGCCCGGTAACAAGAACGATCTCCACTCTTTTCGAGGAATCACCATGTCTATCAATCTTGGTGGCGTATATACCGCCACCACCAATGCCGCGCGCGCGTCTTACGACGAAAGCGTGAAGGCGGCGTACCAGGGCTCCGGCGTTCTGCGCCCCACTGTTACGACCAAGACCGGCATCGTCGGTCAGACCCATTTCTTCCGCAAGTTCGGCGCGACGGTTGCGATCAACCACACGAGCGCGGCCCTCATCACCCCGGCAGACGCCACGCACGCCAAGGTGCCGGCCACTCTGACGAATTGGAGAGTCGGTGACTACACCGACCTGTTCGACCAGGCCGAAACGACTGTCGACGAGCGTGCTCAGCTCGCCCAGGCGGACGCGAACGCCATTGGTCGGCGCGAAGACCAGCTCATTATCGACTCACTCGACGCGGCCACCAGCATCGCCGGCACGGTCGACGAGGACCTCGGCGGCACGAACAGCCTTATCAACGCGGACAAATTGCGGCGTGCAAAGCGCCACTTGTTCGAGAATCAGGTATCGAACACCGAGCACACGATCCTCGTGAACGCTTACGGTTTGGAAGGCGCGCTGGCGGAGACAGAAGTCACCTCAGCCGACTACCAGACGATGCGGGTTCTTGTGGATGCCGACCTGAACAAGAAGTACGCCTTCGGGTTCAACTGGAAGGTCATTGAGAATCGCGTCGAAGGCGGCCTCCCGCTCGGCTCGGCTCAGATCCGTCTCTGCTTTGCCTACGACAAGGCCGCGGTTGGCCTCGCCACCGCCGTCGAGCCGAAGGGCATGGTCGACTTTATTCCCGAGCGCGCTTCGTGGCTCTCGCAGACGCTCTACAAGGGCGGCTCCGTGGTCATCGACAGCAAGGGCGTTGTCGAAGTGCAGTCCTTCGAGGCGTAAGTCTCAAGTCGAGGCGGCCGGTTTTCAGCCGCCTCTTCTCTCACTCTTTTTCAGAGGATTTTTCTCATGGCTTTCGATGCAAATTTCCTGGGTCGTAATGGCCCGCAAAACAGCAACGCGCCTGTGCAGTGGACTTACTTCACTGCCGACACGCTTGCGACTGTCGACACCTCCGGGTACTTCAACTCAGCGGCTGATCGTCTTCAGGTTGCCGACATGATCTACGCGTATACGTCAACCGGCCCCGCGGCCGGCATCGCATACGTGCAGTCGAACACGCGCGATCTGTTGGCGAATCCGCCTGTGCAGGGCGTGGTCGATACGACCAACTTCACTGCCGTCGGTACGGTCGACTCTGACTAATAGTCGGAATCAGTCGGGGGTGGCTTTCGCCCCCGATTCTATTTTTCAATTCGAGGAATCAAAATGGTCACACAGGCCGGCAAGAAAGGGCTTAGAAATATCGGTGGCAGCACCAAGCCGCGTTCGCCGCCCACAGTTCTCAACGTTCCCGCAGGTGGCACAGGCGCCGCAGCTGGCGGTTGGGATACTGCAGGCAATCGCGATCTCGCGATCACGGCGATCAACTTGGCACTAACGCAGTTGCGCGCTCTCGGTCTCATCAGCTAAGCGATGGCGACGCTTCTGGTCGTCGGAAGTGCGCCTTGCCTTCATTCGGATCTCGAAGAGGCAAGGCGTCTTTTCCCGACGGGGGAAGTTATGCTTTTGAATGGCGCGTGTACGGCGGTTGAGGATGCCGAGCATGTTTTGGCGGGCCACACGGACAAGGCCGAGCTATTCGCCGCCGCGCGGCGCGAAGCATTTCCACACGCGAAGCCTTGGCGGTTGCACGCGAGTTGGGCTGTTCACAGACAGCGTCGACCGGAGCCTCCACACGCCCAGTATCCGTCAGTGACGGACTGGCACGGGGCGTGGGCGTCGTCGGGCGCGACGAGCGCAGGCAAAGCGGCGTTGATCGGATTGCGTTTGGGCTATGACTTGATCGTGCTTGCAGGCTGTCCAATGGACGGCTCTGGCTACAGTTTCGATGAAGCGATAGTGCCACACGACAAGTCGTGTCAGCGCATTGGCGATGCAACGAAACAAAAACAACGAACGATCGTGCGGTATCGCGAAAGAATGAAACAGCTCGCTGAAGGCGAGTTCAAGAACAAAGTGTTTTCAATGAGCGGCTATACCCGCCAGGTTCTAGGCGCTCCAACGTGAAGACAGCAAAGACAGTTCGCAACTTGAAGCCCGGCGAGGACGGTGACGTTCTCACGTATTCAACCGTTGCGGGTTGGATACCGCGAGCTCCGAGCGGTGGCCCTGGCAGCACTGCATGGGGCGGCATCACCGGTACGCTCAGCGACCAAACCGATTTACAGGCAGAGCTTGACGCCAAGCTCACCGAGGCGGAGGCAGATGCGCTTTACGATGCGTTGGGGGCGGCGGCTGCTGCGGTGGCTGCGCATGAAGCGGCCGGCAATCCGCACTCTCAATATCTCACTGAAGCGGAAGCGAACGCACTTTACGACGCTCTTGGTGCTGCGGCTGCCGCGGTGGCTGCGCATGAAGCAGCGGGCGATCCACATCCTCAATATCTCACTACGGCTGAAGGCAATGCAAACTATCAGGGGCTGGACGCGACACTTACCGCGCTGGCTGGTCTCAATGCTACGGCCGGTCTTGTGGAACAAACCGGCTCAGACGCGTTCACCAAGCGCGCAATCGGTGTCGGAGCTTCAACAAGCATCCTTACGCGCGGAGATGGCGACACGCGCTACGACGCAGCAGGCGCAGCAGCAGCGGCACAAGCAGCGTCACAGCCACTCGACCCCACCTTAACCGCTCTCGCAGGACTCAGCGCGACAGTCGGCCTCGTCGAAGAGACGGGCGCCGACGCTTTCACGAAGCGCGCGATTGGCGTAGCGAGTGCCACAGACATATTGACTCGCGCCGATGGCGACGGTCGGTATCCGCAAAAGACCGGCACGGAAACGATCTCGGGTTCGTGGACTTACAGCTTCTCGCGGAGCAACGCGGCGGCACCAATCATTCTCAGCAGCGCGGTGCCCGCCTTGCGGTTCCAAGAAACGGATGCTGCCGTAGACAACACGCAATGGGACATTTATTCGTCAGCGGGCGACCTGAAGTTCTCCCCGATTTTGGACGACGGCAGTGGTAGCGGCGTCTTTGCTTTGTCTCTGGAACGCACAGGGAACGTGGTCGATGCCATCCGTATCCCTCGGGATACTACGGAGCTTACCCTGGGCGTTGGTAACGATCTCCGCTTCTACCACGACGGCACCAACTCATACGTTCATAACGTAACCGGAGCTTTGGTTCTGCGAAACGCGCCATCTGGTGCTCTGTTCATCCAGCAAAGCGATGGAGCATTCATTGCTTCATTTTCCCCCGAACAGCTGGTCTTGGGCTCGGGTGCGGCGGCTGCCGACGTTGTCCAAATAATTACCGGAGCCGCCGGCCGCAACCGGGATATTCGCTTTCAGACGGCCGGCGTAAACCGCTGGCTGGTTCGCACCAACGTCACGGCTGAAGGCGGCGCCAACCTCGGCTCGAATTTTGACATCGTAGCGCGCGATGATGCCGGGGCGAATATCGCGACTGTAATGCAGTTCATGCGAGCGGCGCCGAACCACATCAGCATGGTGAACGACAATCAAGAGCTTCGGCTCGGGATTAGTCAAGACCTCCGCCTGTACCACAACGGCACCGACTCGGTCATCGAGAACGACACCGGGCTGTTGCGGGTCCGGGCAAATACCGGGATGCAGTTTGAGGAAGGCTATGCAGTATTCGGCCACACGGGCCGACTGTTCGCGCGCGGCGTAGAGATAGACTCTAGCGGGAACAATGCCGGCGTAGCGATGGGGCGATTCAGCGCTGATGTATCGCCGCCAGTCGTCGAGTTCATTAAGAGCCGCAACGCCGCAATCGGCAGTCATACCGTGGTAGTGGACGGCGACGGGCTAGGCGTCATCGATTTTTACGGAAGCGATGGCGCAACTCATCGGCAAGCTGCATCAATTCGAGCATTTGT